CCCTCATCCAACAAGAAACCGCCACCTACTTCACCCTGACCAGCCCTAAGGGCAAAGAGATCGGCGTGTGCTTTGGCATCCCCGGCCGTGTCAGCGTCTATATCCAAAGCGCCTGCGGCAGCCTTTCTATGGGGCGCCACTTCGGTTCACTCGACAAGGCCATTGCCTTTTACAAAGCCGCCGACGTGAAAACCGATCTGACGGCGCTGGCCGCCTGAAGCTGGCCCTCTTTCTGACCTTCGCGTTTAGATTCATGAACCCCTGGATCAACCGCTTCGCCATCTTCGCCATCATCTTCGGTGTGTGGGCGATGGCCTATGACACTGGACGCCATGTTTGCACTCAACATCAGCTTCAAACGCATCGCTGAAGTGGCTGCAGCTCGTGGTCTGACGATCACGAAGGCTTGCAAACCATATCGCAGATGCGGTTTGGTGCTCTATGACGTGCATCACGGCACCGACTATTTAGGTACATTTTCTATCCGCGGTCTCAACCTGTTTTTCTCAGATGGAAACCCCTAGCTACCCCGAGCTCGAAGAACTGTTCATCAAGTGGTGGGCAGAGTCTTACCCCATGGCCCCTCCAGGCCCGCACGCGATCCGCACTCACGCCGCTTTTGCACTGTTTGTGCTGAATCTGGAATCCCCACAGGCACAGCGCTGATGGAGGACCAATGCACCTTGCTGTTGTGCATCGCAGGTGCATTGCTTTTGGGCTTCATGTTCTTGTCTTTGCGATGACCCTGCCCGCGGATTGTCTGGCCGAATATTGGCACCCCCGTCACAACGAGTGCATCATCGATTCATCCTGCCGGATGGAGTGTGTGCTGCTCGCCGTTGCAAATGCTGTGGTGCCCGTCGAGCCTGAGCCTGCTGCCGATGCCTCGCTTGTCGAATACACAGCCTGGGCTGAGCGCGTGCGCCTACGTCGTTTGATTTTGACCGATGTTTCCTAGCTTTGGTGTGATTCGTGTTGGCACGCCGGTCAAGGTCTATATGGGTGCGGATTGGCAGCGCGGTTCTGTGCGCGTCTGCAATTCCTCCTACGTTTGCGTGCAACTTACCCACCGCCTTGTGACTGTCTACGATCTACGCAACATCAAACCGTCATGACTTGGTTTACCAAACTGCTTCTTTTTTTGCTCTCACGACGACCTGATGTCAACGTGGCTGTGACCTACCTAGAGTCGGAGTACACCGACGACATCGATGCGGTCGATTTCTTGGAATGGTGCTATGAGCTCGATTCAGCCATCGATTTCGACCGATCTTTTTATGGAGAGGATCCGCCGCGCCGCGGATACTATGACTAAGGACGAACTGCTGATTGTTGTGCATCAGCTTTCTCACGCCTATAGTGTGCAGCGTGCTGCCGCCGTCTGGGCAGTTAATCAAGCTGCCGAGAACTTGAGCTATGGGTGCACAGCCAGAGACTGTCCTGCAAAACGAAATTCGCCTGGCGCTCTCGGCTAAATGCCTAGGCTCCACGATTTTTCGGAATCATTGCGGCGCTCTGCGTGATGCCAACGGTCGGATGGTGCAGTTTGGCCTGCACCCAGGCTCGCCCGATCTTGTGGGCTGGAAGACCGTAGAGATCACGCCCGATATGGTTGGATCCAAGGTGGCCGTCTTCTGCGGCATCGAGATCAAGACGCCCACAGGCAAGGTCCGTGAGGACCAGCTGCATTTTTTGGATCGCCTGCGCTGCGCCGGTGGTGTTGCAGGCGTGGCACGTTCCGTTGAAGATGCTGTGACGCTCCTTTCGGATCGTGTTACCGTGTCATATACGGAATGACCCCGGTGGGTGCCAGCCCAAGCCGGGGTCGAATCCTGCTCTTCGAATTATTTTACCATGCTCTCGAGCACGAGAACGCCCTGTCCTGTCTGTGGCCGCACGTCGGGTGGCTGCAAATGGGAGGATGACCTGCTCTATTGCCGCATCGGCAATTCCTGCAGCCCGATGCAGCGCCACCCGCACCTGAAGGTGGGTGAGATCGTGGCAGATGGCTGGGCATGCGTGAAGATCAACGATGACGCAGAGTGCGTGACATTCAAGCGCCACACCGAGCGCGAGATTGTCCGCACCAGGCAGTGGGAATATTTCACCCCCGCGGGCAAGCGCAGCCTGCACCGCCGCATCGACTACACGTATGGCCCCAAGGATGTGTCCTGGTCCAAGGGCACAAAGACTGATGACCTGCTGCCGCTGTGGTATGAGAATCTGCCCGAGTCTGGTGCCACGGTGTTTGTGGTCGAGGGCGAGACCTGCGCCGAGGCTCTGCGGGCGATGGACCTGCACGTCACATCTGTGCCCAACGGCAGCGGCTCTTGGAAGTCCAAGATGCCCGGCCTGCCCAAGTTTGCTGCCAACCGCCTGATCCTCTGCCCGGACAGGGACCGCCCTGGGATCGAGCTCATGCAGCGTCTGGCCGCGGCGTTCCCTGGGTCCAGGTGGCTCTGGCCGCAGTCCTCAAATACCGATGCTTGGGATGACCCGTGCGACGGATATGACATCGCAGATTGGATCGCAGACGGTGCCACCAAGGATGCCCTGCGCGGTGCCGTGCGGATGGAGGGTCCCACACTGCCGCAGCTGCCCTGGTACGAGCGCCTGGGGCAGCACCACACAGACACTGGTCGTTTGGTCAAGCCCCGCGGGCTGGAGCTCAAGCACATCATCGACAACGGCCTTGGTGGTGCCCTGCGGTTCAACACCTTGAAACGTGCCATCGAGATCGACGGCACCTGCATGGACGAGACTGCGCTGCGCCTGGCCTACATCGACCTGCAGCACAGTGGCATCGATGTGCAGACGCAGACTGCGCAAGATGCGCTGCTGCGTGCGGCCTGCGACCGTCCCTATCACCCGATCCGGCAGTATCTGGACACCTGCACAGATCCGCTGCCTGACGGGGTGTGGGCGAATATTGCGGGCGAACTCCTCGGTGGCGATGCTCACGACTTCGATAACAGCGCTCTGCGCAAATGGTTGATCTTTGCTGTGGCTCGGATCTATGAGCCCGGCTGCCCGTGCGGCTTCGTGCACATCCTGGCCGGTGACCAGCACCTGCACAAGACTCGCTTCTACAACACCTTGGCCAGTGAGCCCTGGTTCTACGAGGGCTTCATCAAGTCCAACAAGGATGCGGACGACATCGTGGGCCTGCACATGCGCTGGATCGCGGAATGGGGCGAACTGGACGGTGGGATCAAGAACCACGAGTCAGCTGGGCTGAAAAACTTCATCACCCGCAAGACCGATCTTGTGCGCGAGGCATATGGCAAAGGGCATCAGGAGAGGCCGCGGCAGTTCGTGCTCTGCGGCACGACCAACAAGCATGATGGCTTCTTCTCGGATGAGACCGGCAACCGCCGGTTCGTGATCTACACGGTGGAGAAGAAGATCGATTCCGAAAAGATCGAGGACCTGCGCGACAGGATCTGGAGCAGCGCTCGTCGTGATTATCTGGCGGGGGCGAAATGGTTCCTTGATGAGCAGGAAACGGAGGTCAACAATGCCCGCAACCGAGGCATGTATGCGGAGGATGCCTGGCGCGACAAGATATCCACGTGGCTGGTTGTGCGGCGCTTTGAATATGTCCTGAGCAGCGATATTCTGACTAACTGTCTGGAGATTCCGTTGGAGCGGCAAAACCATACAACACTTACAAGGGTGAATCGGATCCTGAGATCGCTCGGATACTACAAGACACGTAAGGATCTATCGGGAGAGTTTAAGACAATATGGAGACAATCAGTATGAGCCTGTAAGGATATGTAGTAGCAATCTGCCCGTCCCGATTGGCCGTTTACCTGTTTTTACAACTTACTAAATAATATTTTTGGAAAAAAGGGGGAAGAAGGGGGGTTTTTAGGGGAAAAAAAGGAACCAGTATGTATGTAGTAAGGTCGGTAGACTTCAAGCATGCCAGCCCTATCACCCAAGCGCCGTAAAGAGCTCAAGACGCAGTTGCGGCTGTGGATGGATATGGGCTGGCCGCGCTGGCGGATTAATGCCGCCTGCAATGAGCAGCTCGATATCAACCCAGAGACTGCGGATGAGCTGATTCAGGAGATCAGGCACGAGCAGCAACAAGAGCTCACAATCGAGCGCAGTGAATTTATGACCCAGCAGCTCATCAGGCTCGAAGCTCTGGCAACCAAGGCCCAGGAAGATGGCAATCTGGGTGTCGCCCTAGGTGCCTACAAGGAGATGCACCTGCTCATAGGACTGCACGCCCAGCGCTGATGTGCACGGAGTGGCGTCTGAAAGCCTCGGGAAGGTGCCTTAGATCGGTTGTCCGGCACTGAGTACCGGAGAGCACTCAGAACGGCCACGGAAGGCCACGGAAGGCCAGATACAGAAAAGCCCCCATTGCGGGGGCTTGAGGCTTTCCGATTCAGACGGTAGCCAGAAAGATCGCACGGCCACGCTCGGTCAGTTGCAACCAGCCCTTGCCGCCGTGCTCGAAAACGCCAGCTTTCTTGAGATTGGTCAGGCGTGGTGCATTGGCCAGGCCGATATTCGGCAGGTCTTTGCCGATCTTGGCACCTGTGATCATCGACGCATCTTTGGTGGCTTCTTGAAGCTGCTCACAAAGCTGGAAGAAAAAAGCCTGGGTTGCTGCGTTGAGCTTGTCAAAGGTCCAGGAATCGCCGGTTGAGGCCAACACCGGGGCGGCCACGGGTGCAGGCTGTTCATCGGCTTGCCAGTAGGTGCCGTTGTCGATTGCTTCGATCGTGTTGGCGACCATCGTAGGTACGGTCTCTGCGATATTTTGCTGGGCTTCTTCGTTGCTGCAGGTGTCGATCAGACTCCACACTTCGGCAGTCGAGATGCGCTTGCCATCTTTGTAGTAGAACTTGCCCGATTTGCGGATGCCGTGCTTGGCAAAGTCGACAACGGAAAAAGTGGTCATCATTTAAAAGTCGTGGGATCAGGGCGTCTCACCCCTTGAAACTATTTAATATCACAGGCATCAAGCATGTCAATCGACTTCAACCATCTCAAAAAATGTCACAAAATGCTTGACATTTCGTGATCGGTCCTGATATGATATGTTTACAGATCGGGAGGAACCGATGTTCACTCACAACAGCTACCGCGAGGCAATCAGCTTCCTGGAAGGCGACAAGACCTTCACCGGCACCGTTTGTTGGGATGCAGGTGAAGGCTGGAAAGCTGAGGCCTATTGGCACCGTGGCCGCATCCTGCAGGTCAGCATCAATCCAGCCGGCATGAGGATCGTATGAATTACGAAGAGCGGCATGCCATCTCCAGCGCTTGGATCAAGGCGCTGGATTGGCAATTCTTTTACCAACGTTGTGGCGATATCGACAAAGCCCAGTTATGGGCCAAGCGAGCAGCCAAGCTTGAAAAACGCGTACTCTCTGAGGATCCCAATGTTTGAAATCACCCACGATTTTTTCAGCGACGCCTTCAACTTCAAACTTGAAGACACCAAGATGCTCGACATCGTGCTGACTCTGACTGGCTTTGACGACAAGATCCCGCTTGGCGCCGCTGTCTATGAGCTGCACAAGCTGACACCAAAGCAGCGCAACTACATCTGCTGCGTGCTGCTCGAGCGTGATCAGGATCCTGAAGCCTGGGAGGCCGAGTGGTCTAAGCTGGAGTCAGAGGCTTTCGAGTGATGACACAACGTAGAGATTCCAGGGGTCGTTATGCCGGTGGTGGCGCAAGTGGCGCAGGTCGTGGCCGGGTGATCAAAACCAAATCACCCGTGATGGACACGGTGCTCAAAAAGCAACCCAAAGCAGCTGCCAAAACAGCTGCCAAAGCTGGCAAAGGTCCTCTGCAACAGCGCGCCGCGGCCAACACATCTGCTGTCAAATCGATGCGCCGCAGCAAGGCTGGGCGTGAGCGCACCCGCAACACGCTGTCCAAGTTGTTCTGATCAGATTGCGTTGAGATCCAGCCCGTCCAAGCAGGTCACCTTGTAGCAGATGCTGGCCTGCTCGACGATTTTCAAATCACGCTGAGTCAGCCCAGCCCGGTCAAGGATCTGTTCAACCGTGCCACCTTCCGCTGCTGCTTCACGGAATTTTTGCAGTTTGCGTTTGGCGCCACTGGAAATCCGGATCATGCCGGTTTTCATATCGATCGACCTGGTGATCGACTGGCGGATCCACCAGTATGCGTAGGTGGACATCTTGTAACCACACTCGGGGTCATATTTTTCAGCTGCACGCTGCAGGCCGATCGTGCCTTCCTGGAGCAGGTCGGCAAAAGTGATGCTCGTGCCCGAAATGCGCCTGAGGTACTTCTTAGCAACTGCCACTACGAGGCGCAGGTTGCAGCACACGAACTGATCACGGGCGCGCCGACCCGACCTGACCAGGCCCCGCGGGGGATCAGGATGCTTCAGCCACAGTTGGATGCGCCGCCCAAGCTCGATCTCTTGCTGTTGGGTCAACAGCGGATATCGCGCTGCCATGTCGATGAATTCTTTCACATCAGACATGTCAGACATGATCCTAAATTAAGATCACAGCCATTACAGCGCAGAACACAATGCCCGGCATCTTGAATTGTGTCGCCGGTGGCAGTATCCTCGCCGGGCCCAGTCACAGCGGGCCAAGCTCAGCTGAGATCCTCGATAAGCTCAACAGCACACTGCTACCACATCAGGCGCAGTTTTGCAGCAACATCGATCATCGGATCCTAGGGCTGGTCAGTGGATTTGGCGCAGGCAAAACATATGGTCTGTGTGCAAAGGCAATCAATATCGCCGCGGCCAACATCGGCTACGTGTCTGCCCTGTTTGAGCCTGTTGCGCCGATGCTGCGCGACATCCTGATGCGCTCTTTGGATGACATGCTCGAGTGGCTTGGCCTGCCATTTGATTTCAGGGTCAGCCCGCTGCCCGAATACGTGCTGCATTTCAGGGAGGGTGATCACACGATCCTGCTGCGGACCATGGAGACCTGGAACCGCATCAGGGGCCAGAACCTGTGTGCGATCGGCTTTGACGAGGTAGACACGGCCAACCGCCGCGTTGCCGAACAGGCGGCTCGAATGGCACTTGCCCGTCTGCGCTCGGGCAATGTGCAGCAGTTCTATGTGGCAACCACGCCGGAAGGCTTCGGATGGGCCTGGGAGACATTCGAGAAGAACACCGCACCCGACAGGCACCTGATCCGTGCGCGCACCCAGGACAACCCACACCTGCCAGAAGGGTTTATCGACTCTTTGATGGCCAATTATCCCGAGCAGCTGATTCGGGCATACCTCGACGGGCAATTTGTCAACCTCAACACCGGCCAGGTCTACGACCGGTTCAACCGGGCCAAGCATGCCACCCAGGTGCCGTACGACAGCGCAGCTGTGGAGCCTCTGCGCGTAGGCATCGACTTCAACGTGGGCAATATGTCAGCTATCATCGCCGTGCGCCGTGGCAATGAGCTGCTCGTCGTAGATGAAGTCAGCGGGGCACACGACACCGATGCAATTGCCAAAGAGATCAGGGCCAGATATCCTGCACATCCGGTCTACATGTACCCAGATGCTTCGGGTGGGAATCGCAGCACCAATGCCACGCAGACGGACATCGCGATCCTGGAATCTTACGGGTTTAAAAATCAATCCCCACGGAGTAATCCCCCCATACGCGATCGGGTGGCTGCTGTTCAGGCTCTTTTGGAGAATGGGCGTGGAGAAACAAGGATCCAGATTCTCGATAAGTGTGTTCGGCTGATCGAATCTCTGGAGCTGCAAAGCTACACAGACAAGGGCGAGCCAGATAAGGACGCCGGATTCGACCACATGAATGACGCGCTGGGATACCTGGTCTGGCGCGAGTTCAACCCACTCCACGTAAATGCCGGACGCGGCACCGGAATCAGGCTTTACTGATTTCACGTAGAATCGCAGAAAGCCCAGCCGCGACGGATGACTTACACCGGATACAGGTTCTACGACCGTGCCGTGTTCAGCAGGGTCGCGAATGTCGGGGACACGAACTCAACCTGGGCTGCTCAAGAGCCGCATTGGGTGCTGATCGAAGACCTGATGCAGGGCACCTACGGCATGCGCAGGAAGCATCGTAGATATCTTCCCCAAGAACCCAGGGAACTTGACGAAAGTTACGACAACCGCCTGGCACGCAGCGTGTGCCCGCCGTACTATCAGCGGCTCGAGCGGATGCTTGCAGGCATGCTCACCCGCAAGCCGGTGCGGCTCGAAAATGTCGAGGACATCATGCGTGAGCACCTGTTTGATGTTGACCTGCAGGGCCACGACCTGAACGTGTGGACCTACGAAACAGCCCGCAAGCTGGTCAGATACGGACACGTCGGTGTACTGGTGGACGCGCCGCAGGGTGGTGAGGGTCGTCCTTATTGGGTTACCTACACGCCGCGAGACATTCTCGGGTGGCGCACTGAGCAGGCCAATGGCTCGCAGCGCCTGACCCAGCTACGTCTGCGCGAATCTGTGATTCTGCCCGATGGTGACTGGGGCGAGAAACAGGTAGACCAGGTGCGCGTGCTCAAGCCTGGCGAATACGAGATCTGGCAGCGCAACGAAAAATCTGAGTGGGCACGCACTGAGCAGGGTGGCACCAGTCTGCCCGAGATCCCATTCACAGTGGCCTATGCCAACCGCGTTGGGTTCATGGACTCGAGGCCGCCGCTCGAGGACATCGCAGAGCTGAACCTGAAGATGTACCAGGTGCAGAGCGATCTTGACAACCAGCTGCACATTTCGGCAGTGCCGATGCTGGCATTTTTCGGATTCCCATCCGCAGCTGAAGAGGTGTCAGCAGGTCCTGGCGAGGCGATCGCATTTCCAGCCGAAGGGCGCGCCGAATACATCGAGCCCGGCGGGTCGAGTTTCGATTCTCAGTTCCGCCGCATGGAGCAGCTCGAGAAACAGATCAACGAGCTGGGTCTGTCTGCAGTGCTTGGTCAGAAGTTGTCAGCAGAGACTGCCGAAGCCAAGCGGATTGACCGAAGTCAAGGCGACAGCACCATGATGGTGATCGCTCAGCAGGTGCAAGATCTGATCGACAATTGTCTGCAGTTCCATGCCGATTATTTGAATATCACGCAGGCTGGCAGCTGTCTGGTCAACCGCGATTTTGTGGGCACCAAGCTTGACCCCGCAGAGCAGCTGGCACTTTTGCAGCTCTATACCGCAGGCACGATCACCCAGAAGACGCTGCTCGATCAACTCGCTCAGGGTGAAGTCTTGGGCGACGATTTTGACACTGATGAAGAGATTATGGCCACTCAATCGGGTGGTCTGATTGAGATGGAGGGCCCAGCGGTTGAACCGCCCAGCATCGAAGAAGAGATGCCGCCGATCGAAGAATGATGACAGACCACATTGTGGACGTCACAGATCCCTTGGAGCCGCGGCCACCACGGCGCCAGACGCTGGGATACAGCCGCAAACCATTGCCTGATCACATCTTCGCTGTGGTGCGGCTCAGCTGGTTTAAAGAGGGCAGGCCTCAGGAGGTAGATGAATTTCAAATCGTTGAGCGCACCAACAACAGCTATGAAGCGTTCATGGCCGCAGTCACACAGGCCATCCAATGTGGCGCTGATGTGACCGTGATGTGTGATTTAGACCCTGCAGAGTTTGGGCTTGATTGATGGTCGTACCGGCAGCGCTGTATCGAAACGCGATCGATCTGAATCGCTACAGCAACAGCGTGGCCAGGCGCATCATCAACGCCTACAACGACATGATCATCAATGCCGTAGACCAACTGCGCACTATCGATGAGCTGTCAGCGCCCAATAAGGCAGCAAGGCTGCGTGGAATCTTGCAACAGCTCAAAGAGAGCCTCGGAACTTGGGCAGGCGACAGCACAGAACTGGCCACCAGTGAGCTGCAGGGGCTGGCCGAGTTGCAGTCTGAGTTCGTAGCTGAGCAGCTGCGCAAGGCTCTGCCCAAAGATGCGCGCAGACTGGTCAACACAGTCGAGATCAGCCCGCAATTCGCAGAATCCGTGGTCACTACCGACCCCACGCAGATCAATGTGGTGACACTGAGCGATGACTTAATAGCTGCAGTCCAGGGCGCGCCGCAAACATTCAGCCTGACTGCATCACAAGGCACGACGATCACGCTGCCCAACGGAAAGACCATCGAGAAGGCCTTCCGGGGCTTGGCGGTAGATCAGGCCGAGAGATTCAGTCAAACGGTGCGGACGGGGCTCCTGTCGGGCGAGACGACGCCGCAGATTGCAAAGAAGCTGATTGGCTCTCTGCAGTTTGGCGAAGAGGCCAAATCCGTGCGGCAGCTGATCGCAGCCGGTGGTCAGTCAACTGCCATCGCAGACAATCAGATCATGACGCTGGTCAGAACCAGTATCAACCAAGTGGCGAACACAGCCAGCCAGCAGGTGTATGAGGCCAACCAAGATATCACCAAAAAGTACAAGTATGTAGCCACGCTCGACACCAAGACGTCACCGATCTGCCGTGCCCTAGATGGCAAAGAGTTTGAATATGGCAAGGGGCCGATGCCGCCGCAGCACTTCAACTGCCGCAGCACCACAGTGCCGATCGTGGATTATGAAGGCCTGAAGGAGGCCGGATACGACTTCGTGCCACCAGCGGCAGGTCGCAGGGCAAGTATGGATGGGCCAGTGCCTGCCAACACCACGTATGGCAAATGGCTCTACGATCAGCCTGCATCAGTCAAGGCCGATGTGCTGGGTAAATCGAAGGTCGCATACTTCGACAAATTGACTCAAGAGTATGGAGCCGACAATGCGATGGCGAAGTTGGTACGTGATGACGGGTCAGAATTAACCTTGGATCAGTTGCGTCGCCGTTACGGCAAGATCGATGCCTAAGGATATGAGCAAAAAGCAAGCCAAAATCGGCAAAGTGATGTCTGAGTTCAAGGCCGGTCAACTGCACAGCGGCAAGCCTGGGCCAGGCAAAGGACCGACCGTCAAGAGCAGGAAACAGGCACTTGCGATTGCACTGCGCCAAGCTGGCGTGCCTAAAAAAGGCAAGCGCGGCAAAAAGTGATCAGTTAAGATGCGTCTGAAATAGCCCTACGGGTCATTCATGTCTGACGAAATCATTCAGGAGCCTACGGCGACTGATAGTGAAGATCTCACTGGCCTGAAGCGCAGCATCGAGGCGCTTGAGCGCAAAAACCACGAATTGATCGGTAAGATCAAGGACCTTAAATCCAAGACGCCGCCCGTGCCGGATGGCGTCGATGTCAACGAACTGCTCGAGTTCAAGCGTCGCAAAGAGCAGGAAGAGCTCGAAAGCCAAGGCAAGTACAGCGAAGCTCGTCAGGCATTAGAGCAGCAATTCCGCGATGTCACGTCTGAAAAAGACAAGCGGATCTCTGAGCTCGAAGCTCGCGTCAAGGAGCTGGAGCTTGTCAGTCCTGCCGTGTCTGCGCTGGCAGATGTTGTACATGATCCGGACTTGATCCTCAAGACCAAGCTCAGCGCCGACAAGATCGAGCGTGAGCAGGATGGCACAGTCGTGGTAGTGGACGGCTACCAGCGCATTCCGGTGCAGGAATGGGCAAAGACGCTGCCCGCATGGATGCAGAAACAACCCAAGCCTCAGGGCAGCGGGGCACCGACCAACCGTGGCTCGAGCGAAATGCCGACTGGCCTGAAGAATCCTTTCACGCCCGAGCATTTCAACCTCACTGAGCAATCGCGATTATTCCGGACCGACCGCGATCTGTATGAGAGAATGAAAGCTGCAGCCAAATCGATGTAAGATGAAGCTGTAAGTGCGCAAGGCTACGCCGAGCCGCTGGGGCTACGCCCACAACCGTAAACCAATCTTGAGGATTTGTCGTGGCGACTCTTCGCTCTGACATCATCATCCCCGAGGTATTTACGCCGTACGTCATCGAGCAGACCACCCAGCGTGATGCCTTCCTGGCTTCCGGTGTGGTGCAGCCGATGGCTGAGCTGAATGCCACGGAGGGCGGTGATTTTATCAACGTGCCTTTCTGGAAAGCCAATCTTTCCGGCGACTTCGAAGTGCTGTCTGACAGCACCAGTCTGACCCCGGGCAAAATCACTGCTGACAAGCAAGTCGGCGTGATCCTGCACCGCGGTCGTGCCTTCGAGGCCCGCGACCTTGCTGCCCTGGCAGCAGGCGCTGACCCCATGGCCGCCATCGGTGCCAAAATTGCCGACTATGTTGCCAACCAGCGCCAGAAGGACCTGCTGTCCTGCCTCGGCGGTGTGTTCGGCAGCCTGGGCGCTACCAGCAGCTCTGCCGCTTTCTTTGGTCTGACCATCGACGGTGAATCGGGTGACACCCCGACCGTGCTGAGCCCCCGTCATGTGGCTGAAGCCCGCGCGCTCCTGGGCGACCAGGGCGACAAGCTGGCTGCCGTTGCCATGCACTCAAAGGTCTACTACGACCTGGTTGAGCGCAAGGCGATCGACTACGTGACCGAGACCGACGCCCGTCTCACCTCCAGCGTGACCGATTTTGTGGGTGGCAGCATTGCCCCCGCATACGGTCCGGTCAGCGTGCCCACCTACATGGGCCTGCGTGTGATCGTGTCTGACGATGTGCAGACCGATGGCAGCGGTTCCTCGACCGAGTATGCCACCTACTTCTTCACTGCTGGCGCTGTTGCCAGTGGCGAGCAGATGGCAATGCAGACTGAGACCGACCGTGACATCCTCGCCAAGAGCGATGCCATGTCGATCGACCTGCACTATTGCTACCACCCCGTTGGCGCAAAATGGGGGGTGACCACCACCAACCCCACCCGCGCTCAACTGGAGACCGTGGGCAACTGGTCGAAGGTGTACGAGTTGAAGAACCTCGGCATCGTGCGCGCCACCAATACCTCCAACATGGATTGAGGTAACTAATCATGGCACAACCTTCCCAGTTTGAACTGTCTTCTGAGCAGTACATCGTTGCCAATCATTTCATCGCCTCTTCTGTGGCCGATGTGCAGTTCTTCACCGCTCCGGTGAAGTGCGAGGTGGTCAGCATCCGCGAAGTGCACGCTACTGCTGGTAACGATGCTTCTGATGTCACCGCCACGATTCGTCGTTGCCAGGGCACTGAAGCCGCCACCGCCGGTGACGATCTGCTTGGCACCACCAAGATCAACCTCAAGGGCACTGCTCTGACCGAGCAGAAGTTCGATGCGGCTGATTCTGGTGAACTGACCAGCACCGCAGCCCATCTCATCCTCGAGGCTGGCGACCGCCTGTCTCTTGATGTGACTGGTACCACCACCACTCTGGCTGGTGTGATCCTCAATGTGCTGCTGAAGCGCGTCTGATGGGGCTGTTCGCTTTCCGGCGACTGCGTGAACGGGAGGCTCTGGCTACGGCTGGAGCCTCTTTTTCTATGGCGGAGCCCGAACCTAAACTTGATGTAATCAAAGACCAACCGCTGTCCACAGATGGCAATAACAATCGACGCAACAGTGGGCGGCGCAAACGCCAACAGTTACCTGACGCTGGCAGCGGCGGAACTGGTGATTGAAGGATTTGTCCAGGATGATGATGTAACGGCCTGGGCCACTGCAACGACAGATCAAAAAAACCGGGCACTCTATACTGCTACCCAACGTCTTGATCGTGAACGGTTCCTTGGTGCGCGGGTTACCGATACTCAAGCCCTGCAATGGCCACGCACCGGCGTGCGCAAGCCTGATACCTATATCAACACCTACGCCGTTGGTTTTCCGTTCCGCATCACCACGGATTATTACACAGACACTGAAATTCCGGATCAGGTCAAAAAAGCCCAGTGCGTCCTGGCCGTATATCTTAATAGCAACAAAGACGGACTTGCTTTAAGCGGGCTGGAAGATTACAAGAGCGTGAGCATCGGCAGTCTGAGTGTGACCACCGCTGGAGCCAGCAGCCCAGCCACGGGCGCTGATCGTGTGCCACCGATTTTTGAAAGGTATCTGACAGGCCTTAGAATCAGTGGACCAGGCAATTTTTCGATCCGCAGGAGCTGACAATGGCTGAAAACGACACCTACAATATTGGCTTTGAATACATCAGCGACACTGCAGCCCATCCCGGTCGGTTTTGGAAGTTATATGCCGTGGCCGACGCCGTGATCAGCACGGCCACAGTCCAAAACGCCAGCGGCAACACTTTCAGCTCGGTACCGCTGAATCATGGCGATGAGATCGAGGGTGTCTTCACCAGCGTGACACTGACTAGCGGCAAAATCATCGCTTACAAGATCTGACAATGAGCGACTCCAACGTTTACGGCATTGATTACTCGGTGGGGGCAACCTTCATCAGTGATACAGCAACTCGCACGGGGCGTTGGGGGGCAATCCACTTCACAACCAACACTCACATAGATGCAATAACGGCGCAAAACTACGACGGCTCTACATTGTCCGGGCAATCGATGAGTGCTTCAACAACCCTGTACGGCGTATTCACCAGCATCAAACTGCAGAACGGTCACTGCGTCGCATATAAAATCTGATGGCACTTGCGACTTCGCTACGGAAAGTTGCCAGCAATCTGGTTAGACAATTCGGTGGCACAGTCACATACAGACAAGTCTCAACGGCTGCTTACAACACATCGACAGGTGCAATAGCCGAGACAGAAACGAACACCACTATCAAAGGCGTGCTTGAAAATGTGCGCAAAATAGAGGTCAATGAACTGGTGCAGGAATCCGATAAAAAATTGACTATTGCTGCGGCGGATCTGACGATCACGCCCAATCTGGCCGATCGTGTGGTCATCAGCAACGTTGTGCACCAGATCGTGCGCATCAATGTGATCGAGCAAGACAACACCGCAATCGCTGTTGAGCTCTTTTTGAGGGTCTGACATGGCACGACGAATCAATTTGGCACAGACTGGTGATTACGCCGCTGACCAATTCGAGAAGTTGCTGCGCGTGACGGTGCTCAACACCGACTACAAACTGAAAGATGAAAGTCCGGTCCGCACGGGCAGGTTCAGATCGAGCTGGGTAGTTTCCGAAAGCAATGTAACCGAATTTGAGGCGGAAGGAACACAGATATCTAAAGAAGTGAAGCCTATCAACAGACAAAATTATCAAAAAGAAAAGCTTGGCGGTGTCTATCACATATCAAACAGTCTGCCCTATGCAGAGGCATTGTGCTATGGAACCAACCTGCCACCATCGTGGGAAGCAGCCGGCGTCAATGGCAGTTCTAAAAACCCGCCAGGCTGGGTGGACCTGATCGCTGCTGAGATCACAGCTAGCGTGCGGGCAAGCGCCGAGAACATCGCCAGGTCATCCTGATGGCATCAATCAATCTCAATACTGTTAGGGCCACGATTGAAGGTCGCCTCGCCACCGAGCTTGCATTAGCGCCTGCGATACCGGTGGTCTTCCACAACATGCCATACAACCCGGTGAATAATGACACCTGGGTTCAATGCTTGGTGTCTTTTGGCGCCAACACCTACCTGACCATGGGTGGAACGACCGGCAGTAGCAACAATATGCTTGGTGTCGTGGTGATCAATATATTCTCTGCCAAGGGTGTGGGCCCTGGCGCCAACCTGACCGTTGGAAAACGCATTCGGGATCTCTACAATAGAATCGTTGTAAGTGGGGTTCATTTCGATCCCCCAACAGGGCCCGAGGTAGTGGCTTCGCCATCTCCAGAGGGTTTCTTCCAAACACGGGTCAGATTGACCTTTGAAACCTTCGAGGATCTGTAACCATGGCGTTTTACCGTGGACAGCAAGGCTCCGTCAAATTCGATGACGCGGGCACCACTGCTGCAACCATCACCAGCACCCGCTCGTGGTCTTTGACCGTTGAGAAAGAATCACTAGACACCACCGC